TATTACAGCGTTGACGGAAACCGAGTACCAGAAAACGGACTTGGTTCACTTATACCATTTACAGGATTTGACGAAGGATTACTTGTAAGAGCAGGAACAACAATACTTACAGCACTTGCATTAGAAAAAGCAGTTAAAAGATTTGCAGACGAACCAACACCTAACGTTGTATTAAAATCTAACTTGCCAATGCCTGCTGAAAGAGTTACAGCCCTATTAAATTCTTGGAAAGAAGCAAGACAAACACGTGGCACAGCTTTTGTTAACGACACAATCGACTTTCAAAGCATAGGCTTTAGCCCAGAACAATTAACGCTAAACGCTGCACGCCAATATATGGCTTCCGAGATTGCTAGGGCTTGTAATTTACCTGAATACTACGTAGGTGGTAATGCAGGTGGCTCAATGACTTATTCAAACGTTACAGCTGAAAGAAGAAGCCTTATAGATTTGTCATTAAAGCCTTTAATGACTTGCATTACACAAAGATTAAGTGATAACGATATAACACCACGTGGTTCTATAGTAAAATTTGATTTAGAAGAATTTTATAGCCCAAGTGCTATAGAACGCGCTGACATATATCAAAAACTTATTCCTCTTGGTGTAATGACAGTAGAGGAAGCAAGAGAAAGGGAAGACTTAATAAATGAATAACTTTATTAAATTCTCAACCGACATTATCGCAGCTAATTCATCAAAACGTGAATTAACAGGCGTTATTGTTCCTTTTGGTCAGGTAGGACATACAAATATGGGCGACGTTGTTTTTCAACAAGGCTCATTAAAAATCGGTGAGGGTATAAAACTTTTTACCGAGCACGATATGACTAGACCAATTGGTAAATTATCAAGATATGAAGAAGACGACAAAGGAATTGTCGGAACATTCAAAATAGCACGAACCAATGCAGGAGACGACGCATTAGCTGAAGCACAAGAGGGTTTAAGAACCGGATTTAGCGTAGGCGCAATGATTGACGACTATGTAACCAAAGGTGAACAAGTAATCGTTAATGAAGCAACCCTAAAAGAAGTTTCACACGTCACATTTCCAGCATTCGGCGAATACGCCCAAATAACCGAAGTAGCTGCAAGCGCAGAAACTTCACAACCAACAACAGAAAGTGAGGAACTCGTGTCAAACGAAGTTACCCCAGAAGTAGTAGAAGAAGTAGCAAAGGCTGTAGAAACCCCAGCTGTAGAAGCTGCAGAACGCAACGTTCGCCCAGCAATCTTTACAGCACCAAGAAGCCCAATTGTTTCAAAGGCTTCATACCTAGAACACTCAATCAGAGCAGCTCTTGGTAACGAAGACAGCCGTCAATATGTAATGGCAGCTGACACAACTGGAAACAACTCAGCATTTATTCCAACACCACAATCAACAGAAGTAATTAACGGAATTGCAAACGCTGATAGAGGATTTATAGATTCCCTATCAAAAGGAACTTTGCCAACTGCAGGTATGTCCTTCGAAATTCCAAAAATTACAACTGCGCCTGAAGTTTCAGAAACAGCAGAAGCAGCACCATTCATTGAAACAGATACAGCATCATCATTTGTTCAAGTCGCTGTTAAAAAATTTGGTGGACAACAAACATTCTCAGTAGAATTGTTAGACCGTTCTTCACCAGTATTTTTTGATGAACTTGTACGTCAAATGGAATTTGCTTATGCTAAAGCAACCGACACTTACGTAGCAGCAGAAGTTGCTAACGCTGGTGTACTAAACGCAACAGCACAAAACGAAGATGCAGCAGGTTTAATTGCCTACGTATCTTCAGCAGCTGCAGCAGTTTACAAAGGTTCATTAGGTTTTGCACGTAACCTTGTAGTATCTCCAGAACAATGGGGCAAAATTATGGGTTACGCAGAATCAAACGGACGTCCAATTTACACAGCTTCAAATCCGATGAATGCCGGTGGGTCACTTTCTCCACAAAGCCTCAGAGGTAACGTTGCTGGTTTAGATTTGTACGTTTCACGTTCAAGCATCGGAACTGGTGGAACAGGATTAGGCGACTATTCAATGGTTGTTCTAAACCCTAACGCTTACACCTGGTACGAAAGCCCACGTTTAAGCCTACGCACAAACGTAATTAACACAGGACAAATAGACGTAAACTATTACGGCTATGGTGCACTAGCAACCAAAATTGGTGCTGGCGCAAACTGGTTTAACAAGTCCTGATAAACCACTAAGTCGTGAGGCTAGTCTCGCCCCTGTGGCTAGCCTCACCCTAAACGAGAGGAAATGAAATGCCAGTACTTGTAACAGCAGCTCAGTTAAGAGCTGTACTTGGCGTTCCAAATACTCTTTATGATGATGCAGCATTAAACGCAATCATTGACACCTCAGAAGACGCTATTGGTGATTTTCTTATTCAATGGAAAGTCGGAATAGATAAACACTATTCAGAGACAGCAACAGAAACAACTATTCACACAACAAGACCACACAAATTTTATGAAACACAAACAGTAGCCATATCTGGCGTTGAAGCACACGTAAACGGCAACAAAACAATATCTGCAATAGTAGATGAATATACTTTTAGAATTACAACAACAGGCGCACCTATTCACAAAGATTATTACAACGTTATACCTAATGGTATTGCAGCTGAAAACGATTTATCACAATACAACGGAAACGCAGCAATAGAAGAAGCAGTTTTGCAAGTAGCAATTGACGTATTCCAATCAAGACTAGCTGCAGGTGGCACTTCCCAAGCATTAGATTTTACCCCAGCCCCCTATCGAATGGGCAGAACCCTTTTGTACAAAGTCACAGGTTTAATTAGTAAATATATTGACCCTAATAGTCAAGTAGGTTAACTATGGCTCTTAGTACGCTTCGTGCAGGCCTCAAAACAGCAATAACATCAAACACAAAATACTCTGCTTACGACCACGTACCAGAAATCATAATTCCACCAGCAGCTTTAATTTTAGCTAGTGACCCATATTTAGAACCCATAGTAATAGGTAACAATAAGAATTGGTACGTACGTCTAACACTAGAAGTTGTTAGTACAACGTATTCAAACCCAAGCGCGCTAACAAACTTGGAAGATGATATAGAAACAATTCTTGGACTTATACCAACAAGTTGGATAATCTTGTCTGTAAGTAGCCCAAGAATTAGAACCACAAATAGCACAGATTTATTGAGTGCTGAAATACAACTACAAACAGCCTACACAGGCTAAGAAAGGTAAGAAATGGCAACAACTATTTTAAGTGGTCGTAGTTTAACTTTAACTATTGCTACAAAAAACTATAGTGAACAAATTTTAGATTCTGCTATCAACTTTGATACCGAACGTTTAACTTTTGACACTCTTGCAGGCAAAGCCTACAAATACATTGATTCAAACGTCACTCTTGATATTAACTTCTTGAATGACTCAGGTAAAAGCCCAGACAGCTTATACAAAGCATTATGGGACGCAACTGAATCAGCACCAGACACAGCACTTGCTTTTGTGTTAACACTAACAACAGGTGTGTCTTTAACTGGTACAGTATTACCACAATACCCAGGAATTTCTGCTTCAGGTGCAGACGCACAAACTTGTTCAGTATCATTACAAGTTGTCGGCATACCAACAGAAGACCTAACAGCCTAACCAAAACCAAAGAACAGGGGCACACAAATGCTAAAACTTAAATTATCGTGGGAACTAGAAACAGGTGAGAAGTTTGAAGAATGGACAAGACCAATCGAACTTTCACTTGCAGAAAAAGAACTATATTCAGGTAAATCAATTGTTAAAATACTTATTGAAGAAAGCACACCAAGCAATACACTTCTTTTATTCTTGGCTCACAAGATTCAACAAAGAGTCAGCAAGAAAATCGAAAACTTTGATTCTTGGAAAAGCAAAGTCACCGATATTGCTGCTTCTGATTTTGAGACAGCAAATTTTACCAAGCCCGAAGTATTGGGCGCACAGCAGTAGAACTAGCAATAGCTACTGGGATAACACCGGATTATTGGCTCAATGCAGAACCCGATATATGGGCAACGGCTATAGACATTTTGAACGAGCGCAATAATGGCTAATGCAGTAGCTGGTAAAACTAGCAACACTAAAAGAACTATCAGGGTTAAAGTAGATGATTATGAGCTACGTTCCCTTTTAGCCACGTTTAGTAAAATGGACGACATAGCCAAAAATGATATGAAAAAGATAGCTAATGATTTAGCAGAACGCGCAGCTAGATTTGTCACCTCTTACGCTTACAATGCACCTAACCCTGCACAAGCAGACGCTATAATGAAATCATTAAAAATTAACAGGTCAGACAAAGCACCTAATTTTACAATGGGTGGTAACACAAAAGTTACCCGAAGTGGTGCAAAGGCTGGTACGCTTTTATTTGGTACAGAATTTGGTTCAGACAGACTAAAGCAGTTCCCACCACGTAGCTCACGTAAAGGGCGTGGTAATCGTGGTTGGTTTATATTTGTTGCTTTGGAACGTTTTCAACCAATTATTGTACGCGAATGGTTACAAGGCTATGAGAAAATAGCAACCGAGTGGAAAGGTAGGGCAGCTTAAATGGCTGAGATTAGGTCGTTAAAACTTGCTTTACTTGCCGATACTAAAGATTTTATTCAAGGGCTTGATAAAGCCGATAAAGAAACCAAAACTTTTAGCAATAAATTAGATAACGCTTTACAAAAAGGCGCAGCAGCATTTCTGGCTGTTGGTGCTGCAGCTGGGGCTATGGCCATCAAGATTGGTATTGATGCTGTTAAAGCTGCTGTTGAAGATGAGAAAGCACAAAAGTCTTTAGCTATAACTCTTAAAAACACAACTAAAGCCACAGATGCTCAAGTTAAATCTGTTGAAGATTATATTGATAAAACAGCACGTGCTACAGGTGTTGCAGATGACCAATTACGTCCAAGCCTTGACAGACTTGTTAGGTCAACTCAAGACGTTACTAAAGCACAAAAACTACAACAACTTGCATTAGATATTGCTGCTGGTACAGGTAAAGATTTAGCAACAGTCACAGAAGCCCTTGGTAAAGCCTATGACGGCAACCTAGGCGCATTAAAACGTATTGGTGTACCTCTTGACGAAAACATAATTAAAACTAAAGACTTTGACGCAGCAACAAAAGCACTTAGTGAAACCTTTGCTGGACAAGCTGATGCTGCTGCAGAAACTTTTGCTGGCCGTATGGCTCGCATCAAAATTGCTATAGATGAAGCCAAAGAACAATTAGGTCAAGCATTATTACCTCTACTTGAAAGATTTGCCAAATTTGCTACACAACAATTAGCCCCAGCATTACAAGGCTTAGTAGACGGATTAACAGCTAAAGGTAAACAAAGTTTAACTAGAGCCTTTTATGACGCTGGAACAGGTGCAGTTACTTTTGGTTACGATATGGACAATGTTCAAGGCCAAGCATATTTACTTGGTGAACAACTTAGACGCACAACTCAATTGCTTGTAGATATGTTAGATAAGGTAACTGGTGCTGCTGAGGGTGAGGGCTTTAAGAAGTTATTAACAGTTATAACAAGTGTTATTAGTGGTCTTGAAAAAGCAATAGAACTTTACAACAATTTGCCTGATTTTGGTAAATTACTCATTAACCCTATTGGTCAACTTGCACCTTTGGCTGGCACAGCAGCCCAAATACCAGGTGTTGTAAGAGGCCAAGGAACAACAGTCAACAATTACAATATTAAAGGTGCTGTTGACCCACAAGGAACAGCTAGAACAATTACTAAAGTACAAAACACGGCGTTAAAGACGACAGGAATAAAGCCATTTAACTTTGGGTTTAGATAACCAATGACGATTTACACACCCACATTTAAGATACGTATTGCTGGTGTTGAATACACTAATGAGGTTTTAAGTAACGCAACTATCACAACAGGTAGAAACGATTTTTTTGAACCAACTTTACCTAGTTATTGCAACCTTGAACTAATTAACTTATCTGGTACAAGCCCAGCAATTGAACTGTTAGACATAGTTAACATACAAGTTAAAGACACCAATAACGTGTTTATTGATTTGTTTACAGGTGAAGTTTCAAGTGTTCAAAACACTCTTGAAGGTGCTGGGGCTAATGACCAATACGCAAACACAGTACAAGTACAAGCAATAGGTGTACTTGGTTTACTTGTTAAACGTTACGCAGGTGCTGTTGCATATCCACAAGAATTTGATGGTCAACGTATTGAACGAATACTTGAAGAAACACTTTATACAGCTTGGGAAGATTTAAGTAACATAACTACTTGGAACGATTTACCTGCACTAGAGACTTGGGAAGATTACGGCGTTCAAGGCATAGACGTTATTGACAACGGACGCTACGAAGTGCTAGCACGTTCAGCACAAGTTGAACAAGCTAATGAATTAACAGATGTTACAGCTACAACAGGATTGGGCTACCTCTATGAAACTGGGGACGGTTTAATCGGTTATGCAGATGCTGAGAGACGTTCAACTAACTATGGAACTAACACTATAGCCGTTGACGCTGACATTCTTTCAAGCGCAGGTTTTACCACACGTTTACAAACAGCTGACATTATCAACAGCGTAGTAATTCAATACAATGACCCAGTTGCCGAAGAAGCTGCTGAGAATGACACAAGCATAGATACTTATGGTTTGTTACAACAAATTGTGCCAACCATTTTGGCTGAACAACTTGATGCCCAAGAACAAGCTGCTAGAACAGTTGCCCTTAGAGGTTTACCTAAAGTGTCTTTAGACTCTGTTTCCTTAAACCTATCTAACTCAAACATAACTGATGCTGTACGTAATTCATTCCTTGGTGTTTCAATGGACACACTTGTAGCTATAACTAACATTCCAACTGGCATTATTACCTCAGGTGTATTTGAGGGCTTTGTTGAGGGTTGGACTTGGACATTATCAAAGAATAGCCTTGATTTAGATTTAGCAATTTCTAACTCAATTTACAGCTCTCTTGATGTACAATGGGAAGACTACAACCCATTAACCCAATGGCAAAACCTGCCTAATGACTTGACGTGGCTTGACGTCGCTTAAGAAAAGGATAAACTAGAACAATGGCAACTACGACCAATTATGGCTGGACTACCCCAGATGATACCTCACTTGTTAAAGATGGTGCTTCTGCTATTCGCACTCTTGGGTCTTCTATTGACACCTCTCTTAACAATGCTTTGGGTACTAAAAAAGCAGGACTTGTACTCTTAAACACCACTAGTTTTAGTGGAGTATCTAGTCAAAGTTTTAATGATGTATTTAGTGCAACTTATGACCACTACAAAATTGTATTAAGAACTACAGCGATTGACGCACAAATCTTTTTTAGATTAAGAGTCGCTGGTACTGACGTTACTGCTGCAAATTACGATAGAACTCAAATACTCGGTGTTTCTGGTACATTTGCTTTTTCACAATCGTTAAGTCAAACATCTGGTGCATTTTCTCTTGGTGGTGCAACTGACCACAATATGACTCTTGCTGAAATTAACTCACCATTTTTGGCAACGCAAACTTTGATGATAGCAGAGTGTTTAGGAGATGACCAAGCACTTTTGACTTTAGGAACAAGGCACACTCTATCTACTTCTTATACAGGTTTTACCATTTTTGCAACAAATAACTTTACAGGCACATTATCTGTTTATGGTTACAACAAATAGGAGTTATGACAATGGCAACTGAAAAAATATTTGTAGGTATAGATAATGCAAGAATTGAATTAACAGGTCAAGCAAAAGCCGATTTTCTGTCTGATAGAGAAGCATTAGTAGAATCAGAACGCCTACTTGAAGCCGAGTATAAAGCCAAGCAAGATGCACGCGATTCAGCAATTAAAAAACTTGGTGAAATAGCAGGACTAACAAAAGAAGAATTAGATGCAATCCTTTAACCACAAACAAGTATCACTAGCTGCAATTGCTTTCCTAGCAGCTTGGCAAGCAACAGACTTTGCCCTTGATTACAGAGCTGTATTAGGTGCTGTTGTAGCTGCTTCTATGGGAGCTATGAACCCTAATGCGCGTAAAACCAAGATTAAGTAAAGCAGCTGAGCAATTACGCTCGGAAATAAACGCCAAGTATCCTAAGCGAGATAAACGCTCAGACGGCTGGATAGGCGACACAGCACACAACGCACGCAAGTCAGACCATAACCCAGATAAGAATGGTTGGGTACGTGCCATAGATATTGATTCAGACCTTGTTAAAGGCTCTAGCAAAGAGTCTTGGTTACTTGCTGAGCAAATTAAGACAATTGCACTTAAAGGCGACAAAAGAATCAGTTACATTATCCATCAACATCGTATAGCTTCACCACGACAAAATTGGGCTTGGCGTGTCTACAAAGGGTCTAACCCTCACGTATCACATTTGCATATATCCTTTACACAAGCAGGCGACCTCAACGGAAAGGTATTTGGAATATGAGCAAACCAAAATCAAAAAAGCAAACAATAGAACTACCAGACGTAATGGCCTCAGAGCTAGTAAAAGTAATAAACAAAGCACACGAAGACGGAAAACTAATAGTTGGATTTGTTGCACTTTTAGAAGTCTTTGATGGCAAAAAGAAAACAATAAAGATTATGGCCAACGAAGATATGCCACAACATTCAGTATTTGGAATGATTAACTATGCAGCTGAAAAATATCAATTTACTCTTGCTCCTGATGAAGATGAAGACGACGATTTTTATGACCCTAATTGGTATGACGGACAATGATTGGTGAACTTGTTGGCGTTATTGGTTTGCTTATTACTATCCTTGTTTTGGTTATTAAAGCAACTGCAGAAATTATTAAAATGAAGTCACAATTGTTTCCTAATGGTGGTAGTTCATTAAACGATAAAGTGACACGCCTACAGTTAGATGTTGTTAAAATTCGTAGTACTATAGATAGTATTAACTCACAGTTAGGTAAGAAACCTACACGAAAGAGGTAACTATTAAACGTTACGTCGTAATCTCAGACTTGCAATACCCATACATTAAAAAGCAATACGTTGAATCTTTACTTGATTACATAGATTACGTTAAACCAGATAAATTATTGTGTGTCGGAGATGAGCTTGATGCACAGACAATATCAACTTATGCACGTGGAACAAGCCTGGAGTTTGAAGGTTCGTTACAAAAGAATATAATTGGTTTGAAGGGCTTACTCAAAGAATTCCGTAGTGCTATTGGACGCAGTAAGCCTTTCATAATGCAACGCAGTAATCACACAGCTAGAATAGAACGTTACATATCAAAATTTGCACCAGCGTTTTCTGTCATAGATGCAATCAAAATAGAAAACCTTTTAGGTTACAACGACAAAGACATAAACATCACATACAACAGGTCATTAAAAGAATTTACTAAAGGCTGGCTTTTGGCTCACGGAGATGAAAATCGCCTTTTTAGCCAAGCTGGGGCTACAGCTCTCAATTTAGCTATAAAAACTAATAAGTCCGTTATTTGCTCGCATACGCATCGTCAAGGAATCCTGCGTCAGTCATACGGCTTTGGGGGCAATCAAACTACACTTACAGGTGTTGAAGTTGGGCATCTTTGCGATATTAAAAAAATGAGTTATTTGAAAGAAAATATAGCGAATTGGTCGGCAGGTTTTGGAATTGTGTACGAACAGGACGGACAAGTTAAACCCGAACTTGTTTCATTTAACAAAGACGGCTCTTTTATAGCCGAGGGTGAACTCTGGCGTTAAAGCCGTTATCAAATTGTTATAATTCAATGCTGTGTTTTGACGCACCTTTGCCTTAATCTCGTTTTAACGAGAGGGGCAGTATGGATAAAGTCTGGTATCCGATATCAGAACTAATAGCTGATGCTTATCACAAAATGTACTTTTATCACAAAACCCAATGCACGTTCAAGGAATGTGATTGTGAAAACAAGCTAGCGCAATTGCAAGAATTTCAAGGACTATTTATAGGAGTTAATTAAATGGATTATCTAAAGAACTACATTGAAGTTAAAGACAGAATACAAATGTTTTACGATAAATACCCAAACGGAGTATTACGCTTTCAATA